ATTTTTTTTATACTCTCACCAAATTTGGGTTTTAACTCCTCTGGAATGATTTTGTTAGTAAATGCATTTATCTTTTCTTCTATTTCACCAAAAAGATAATCCCTCATGTTATTAATTTTTCCAGTCAAAGCACCAGCAATCTTTCTAGCTATTTCATTCATTTCTTCTTGAAAGTTTACAACCATGCCTGTAACTGCATTTACATAAAAGTCACCATACTTCTCAACATTAATCAACAGTTTAGTGAAATCTTGTAAAGCTCCAGTTATCACACCGACAACATTATCTCTTTTACAAGATGGAGAGTCAACTTTAACATCGTCTAAAGTACTTTCATATTTTTTAAGTTGCGCTGATTGACCATCTGCATTATTGACTATGAAAGTATCTAATTTAACATTATTTCTCATTGTTACATAATCTACAAAATCCTCACCAAAAATTGTAGAACCCAAACCTACATTTTCCTCAGAATATACAAACTCATTCCACTTTTTAGTCTCTAGTCTTTGAGCAGCCATTATCTGAGCTGGAGTTCTCAACTTACCTTGTTTCGTATACTTACTTACTTCTGGTGGTTGTGCTTTAGAAAAATCATAATTTGGTACAAATTCACCAGAAAAAATTTTTTCTCCAAAAGCATCACCAGTTAACTCAGTTGCCCATAGATTAGAAGTTTTTAATGGACTATTGATATCACTTGTTGATTGAACAACATTTTGTCTTGCAGTGGAATTGCTTTTTAGATCAGTTGTCTCTCCATCAACAGCATGTTGACTTTTCATAAAGACGTTAGTGATCACAGGTTTTTGTTCATCATCACCATCTATCCAAATACCTAAAACACTTTCTCCACCTTCCAATTGATGTGTATTAGGAGCTGCTCCATATCCACTTGATATAAATGGATTGCCCATCACAGATGCAAAAGGTAGGTCATTGGGATCCTCAATTTGATCATGATACCCAACAACTCTAACCTTTACACGGTTGGGATATACAGTTATATCCCCCTTTCTTCCGACAACTCCAATATCCTTATCATTTTTAAGTAAAGTGTTTTCCGCCCAAGTCTCTCTAGGAGCAACTTGGCCTATCCACCAATTGATACCAGCAAAACTGTCAGATCCTTCAAGAATACCAGCCATTAGTCATCATATACCAAACATTCTGGTTCATCAGGATGCATATCACAGAATAACTCTAATGCATTAGGATCGTGATGATCACCTGCTTCAATCTCTTCTTTATGATGTTCTACATAAACTTCTAATTCATGAAGTTCTTCCTTTGCATGTCTACGTGCTGCAGGGGAAATCGTAGGATCTTGAATTAGATTCTTGTCCTTTTCTATGTGATCTTCTATTGTTTTCATAATAGTACCTCCTTATACTATAGCTATTTAATCATCTCCAGGCGTGTCTTTTATAAGCCTGAGGAACGTATAACATTGTACACCATTTTTCCTAGTTATGTAACTATGTTTGAGATCCTTAATAATATACAATCCAGACATCCATTCATCGGTGCCTCTCATAGTATCTATCAGCTTAATGGATACGACATCTCCAGCCTCCAAATCTAAATTCATAGCAACGGATACTCGAAGAGAACGAGACAGTAGACTTTGATACCTCATTCTGGATTGACTTATTATTCTATGTGGATCATATTCACCATCAGTTAATTTTTTTTCAGATCCATCATGAATTGTTCCATCTCTCCTCATTGTAAAATCCATAACTACATTTCGAGTAGGAACTGAGGGATTGTCATTAATATCATACTTAACCTCAGTTGTTTCCTCTTCACCTAGATGAGCTTGTTGTGCATCTGATTTATTAAATGGAATATCACCACTTAATTTAAGGGTATGTAAATTAAAAAATCTTCTACTTTCACCATACATCGAGTTCATCATTTGTAGTATTATATTTTGATCAACCTCAAATCTAGGTTCGTATAAATCAAAATTTGGATTATCCGAGATAGCATCATTCTGAACATACTCATATACAGTTCCTTTTTTAGAATCAGATATCATGGTATCAATACTCTTAAATTTATACCCACTCTTTGTTTGCCAAAACAAAAATCCAACTCTATCGGTTGCACCACCTTCTTCAGGCATAGATGCAGATATTGAACGTTTAGCTATCCAATATAAAGCTTTAAAAGGTCTCCAATAATTACCAAAGAACCCAACTTGATTGGCACTATCTTCTATATCAATATCATCCTCACTAGCACCAATTTGTGTCTGTAATATATTTTTCACATGAACAGTTCCCACTACTTTGGGATCATATCTTTGTGTTACTCTATTCTTCTCATTATTAACTATGCCCACTGGTTGGGCTCTGATTGTAAACGTAGTTGCAGTTGATTCTGCTTGATTTTGAACAAAAGCTACTAATACTAAATCATCAAACTCTAATGTTCCAGTCGGGTGTTCTATTTCAATACTTACTCTCTCAGTACCACGCAACTTAAGTTTAGACAATGCATTATCATTACTTACAAATACAACGTCAAGTTGAATTACTGGTTCAAAAATATTTTCATAATACTCAATAGCTAAAATTGAGGTGATATCATCACCCAACACAGCTATCTCAGTCTCATCTTCTACTGATGTTATGGTTAAATTTTTTATAACGATTTGTTTGAGATATGACATTAGGCTTGACCTCTATCTATAATGATGATGTCTCTATATGATGTATCTGTATTTAACATAGCAATATCATTGTTCATTGAATCGTTAATTAAACTGTTAATAAGTGGAGACTTATTTCCTTCTGGTATATTCTTTTTGTTTATATTTCTAAAATTAAAAGGACTTTCATATATAAAACCCTCTTTTTCTGATTTTTTTAAAGCCTCTTTATTTGCTTTTTCTGTAATTTTTTCAAAAAATGTTTTCTTTACATCTTTTTCAGCTAAACCTCCACCTATGGTGGTTTCGCTTCGCACCTTTATAACATCAGCCCTTATATCATTAACTTTGATAAGAGTATCATCTATTTTTTCAATTGCTTTCTTAGTCTGATTAAATTCTTTAGACCCTGGCGTTAGTTTACCAATTTTTTCTAGAAGGCCATTTTTCATTTCCTTCAATATTTTATCTGCTGAAACTGCAATCTCATCAAAATTTTCTGTTCCCAGGCCATTATTCTTTTTAGATGCGTTTCTAACATCTCTAAGAAGTCTATTCGAGTTTCTTCTTGTTAATGTTATAATTCTGCCTTTTGGAAACATTGTAGTCTCCACATCTTTAATCTTGTCGAACTTTTTACTTGAAAATGCAAACCCCTCCCTTTGTGAAAGAACTTTTTGTTTAGTCGCTTGTGATAATTTTAATTGTTGTAAAAGTGTTTTATATGCTGGGTTTTTTGTTTTTGCAAATTCTTTTTCTAATATCTTAATAAAATCTTTTACTTTAACAGGTTCATTTGTTTTAGTTCTAAAAAACTGTACTACCTTATTGGCACCTTGTACTTTTACTTTTTTTCTTATACCCAACCTTAAAAGAATTGCAGTAATAATTATATCAAGAATTGGAAATGGATCTCGTACTGGTTTTGTACTTCTAGTCCTAAATCTGTTGAAATCTAAATCAAGACCACCTCTTCTCATAGTAGTTTCTCTTTCTGATCCCCCTTGAACAAAAGCATCACCACGCAAAATAGGTATGCGTGGAATTGTTTTTCTTAATCTTCTTTGCAACTCCTGTATCTTCTCAACGTCTTTCTTGAATACAAGGCCTTTTCTCTTAATTAATTTTACAATGTCCTCAGTTTTTTCTTTTGTTAAAACAAGTCTTAACCTTATTTGTTCTACTTCCTGTGTTGATTGACCAGCAGGAACATTGAACGGATCAACTTCAGGTGATCTCAAATCTCTTATCGGATTAAAATCAGCCATTATACAACCGCACCATCTGTGACATATAATTCATAGATAGAACCTCTTGATGGATCACTAGTCAGTATGGAGTCATCTAATGTAACAGCAGCGTCAGAGCTAGAAGCATCTGTGTTTTGACCTTTACCTTTAGTAGTCATATCGATATATGTAAATCTATCACGACCTTCTAATCCACTTGTATTCATAGCTATGGTTGCTGGAGGAGTGATATCAAATCCACTTGATTCAGAATTTAAGAAAGAGGTTTTCTTACCATCTATGGTATCTTTACTTTCTATTTGATCGTTATTAGATAAATTATTATTTTTTATTTCCTCTACAACAGGATTAAAATCAGATTTATTAAATAATTTACCACTAGAAGGTTTCCTGTTTACTTTTTTAAAATTACCACTTGGTTGTAGTATGTAATACTTTCCCCCTCTACTATCCTTTACAAAATAATAATCACCAATCTTTGGGCCTACATTTGAAGTATCCTCATTGTTTTCACCACCTTCACCACCTTCGCCGCCTTCAGTGCCTTCACCACCTTCGACGCCTTCACCACCTTCATTGCCAAAAAGATTTTTAAATCCATCTGCAAACGCAGCCGCAGATTCAAGTCCGATTGATAATAAAAGAGCGTTTCTCAATTCATTCCCAAGTGTTCCAGTTTTTCTTTGAATTTCTCTTACTGGTCTAGTAATTAAATTGAATATTGACCTCTCACTTCTTGTTTGTGATCTATCCTTTCCCTTTTCAACCAAATCTTTACGCATCTCATCTATCATATCTTTTCGATACTTTTCTTCAAACCCTGCGCTTTCAGCAAGAGCAGCTGCAATTGAATCAATATTTCTATTAATTTTATCTATTTCTAATCTGACACCTAAAAACCCTGCATCTACAATTTTTTGATTATCAATCTCTGGTGTTCTAGTATTTAAGAAAGGAAAAAATCCTCCTAAAGTCGAAACACCTCTAAGAACTGATCTATTTTCATCTACAATATCAGGTGCATCATCTAGTTTTCTACTAGGATCACCAAGAAAACTTAATATGCCAGCTTGAGTTGAAGTTGCTCTACCAGAACCACCACCTCTAAGTCTTCTGTTTATATTCGCAAAGTTTTGACTACGATTAAAAGTGTCTTTATTTAATTTCTGTTCTTGATTATACCTATCTAGACTTAATGAATAATTGCTTCTAAATCCTCTTCCACTGAAAAGATTGCCAAACCTACCACCACTAATATCATTAATCAGTGGTACTAGAAAGGCAGCAGTAATTGCAGCAGCTAAACTAATAGGTTCACCCATTTATCCTAATCCGTGTTGTTGTTGCTGTTTGAGTTTTTCAGCTTCTAGATAATTTCTGAGTAGATTGACATAAACGTCTCTCTCCCAAGGCATCATATTTTCTAGTTCTGTCAAACTATATTTATGATACTGCATCAATGAGAATGTTAACTCATAGTATGACTCAGCACTCAAATGAGCCATACTTAACCGAAAAAACTTGCTAACCCCTCTAGTTTAACTGTAGATTTAACTTTTGTTTTTGGATTTTCAACTTCAATGTCATGAGATAATTGTGGCATTGTCTCAAAAAATTGTTCTATCTTCTTAAATTGAGCAGAATTTAATTGTTCCACAAACTGAGTCAACTCCTTCTTAGTGCAGTCTGATGCTTCCCATGCCTCATCTTCACTAAACACCATATCGATACAAGAAGCAATGATTTCAAAACTATTATCAGATTGTCCATCAAAATTAAAGTTTTCATCAATAAATTCATCTAAAGATGGATATTTCATTCTCATGGTGTAAGTATCATCTATTTTAATATCAATATTATGATCATCATCTGTTTTCACTTGAATTTCATCAATGTAAATTGTTTTATTTACTTTAGTTTCACCATCATCAGGACAAGTAACAACAAGCTCAATACTTTCACCTATGGATCTTGCACGAATATTTAAAAACAAGTATTCAATGTCAAAGGTAGGTAATTGATCCACTTTGACACCCTTTGTAAGAATACAATTTTTAAGAATATCTTTTGTAGCTCTAGAAATTTCTTTTAAAGAATTACTTTCAATCGCAAGAATTAAAATCTTTTCTTCTTTTACTAGAAAAGGTCTATAACTTATCTTTTTTCCATTTGATGGTAAAGTTAACTCATAAGAAGGCGTAACAATCTTTGGTAATGGCATAACTATTCACTTCAGTATCTTATTTAGTTACAATTTAGGAACCAATATTCCATTTATTGTTCCTTGGAACTTATCTCCCTTATAATCAAAATCGCCAGGTATGGCGGTGCTGTCAAAAACTTGTGCATTGACCTCAGCACTCTGTTGTTGTAATTCAACAGTTTCTTCTCTTCCATAAGGTGTACCTTTTACACTAGATTGTACAACAGTTTTATCTATAGGTGTATTTTCTTTATTTTCTCCACTTATAAATCCTTGGTTGGGATTGTTTACATAATTACCCATCCAAGGATCAAAGGAGTCTGAATATCCTTTCCATCCAGATCTTCTGGTTCCTCTAGTGACATTTTTCATAGTATATCTCTCATATCTAAAAGTTACATTTAGCTTTAAGAGAGATCCAGACCCATAACTGACTGGAATTGATGATATTGATAATGGCCATGACCTTATGAAACAGTAATATGCAAAGCCTATGCCTCTCCTAAAATAGTCCTTGTTAAATTTAGCAACACTCATCGTGCATTTATAATCTTTTGGATAACTCAAGGTCATAATTTGATTGTCAGCTTTCCCCTCAGTTTGACCATGTAAAGGATTTATTAGTTGTAACCAAGCTTCAAAGTATCTTAAAACTTTATATTCCCTATCTACCATAAAAGTTAAAGTTACATCATCATAAATTCTTTTGAACGGCATTCTTTCGGTAATTCCCTGTCTGTCTCCTGACACTTCCACATCTGCAAAGGATGATCCAGGCAAAACAGCTTCTGATACATATAATCCTAAGTCCTCGTCTACAAATCTTCTAGATATACCTACAGATGCAGCTGCATTGTATACGTTTATATTTGGTTCCATGAAAATCTGATACTTATTATCAAGAGCCACTGTTTGAAATCTTGATCGTATATCATTGATTGGATATTTTTTTGGTCTTCTTGACATATCTCTAAATAGATATCAGCTAGTTATCATCTTTTATTTATGAGCTATAGTGGGAAGTATAGGCCTACCAACCCCAGAAAATACAAAGGAGATCCCAGAAACATCGTTTATAGATCGTTGTGGGAACGTAAATTCATGGTATATTGTGATTCTCATGATCATATCATTGAATGGGGTAGTGAAGAATTTTCAATACC